ATACTAAAAAATATATTATAAATATTCTTAAAACTACGATTAATATGTAAGTTATAGATACACGTTTCTCTTCAGTGTCTGCCGCAAATTTAACAATTAGTATAACTGACAAAATTAAAGTAGCCAGTGCAGTAACAAATCTTATTATAATTTCGAACACATACAATATTGGTGAATTAGAAACATACACACTTATATTTTTAAAAAAATCAACAATTAAGTTATTATTGTTTAGTTTCATATTTTATTACTCTAATATAATTTAAATTATTTTAACATTTCCAAATTCATCAACAATCAATTTACTTTCCTTCATACGATTTCGTATTTCATCACACTCTATTTCCCATTGTTCATAATAGCATTGCAATATTTCATCTCTAAATTTCAACATATTGGCTTCGTCAATATTATTGAATTGTTTCTTAAATGATTCAAATACAGCATCTATGTTCGTCTCAAACATTTTAAACACTTTTGAAAAAAGTTTATATCATTTTTTATAAAATTGATACATATATTTATTTATATATATAATTAAGCATGTTTTCCAATGATGTTAGCCCAATTGGTGTTGATGAAAAAAACCATCCAAGATACATGAACTTAAATGATATTTTAACTGGTCTTGATGGGAAAGAATGGATAATTATTGTAAGGAATAATATCAGAATTTGGAAACGTGTTATCACAAATGAATTTATGAAACCACAAGAGTACGTTCAGGAAGAACCTAAAGAAACAAATGAAACTACAAACCAAATGCCTCCTAAAAAGGGACCAACTGACTATAATCTCTTCAGAAGGTTTAGGTTGGCACAACTTAATTCTTCTGGTCAAAATACAGGAAGAACAAATATCAATTTGGTAAATTCAGAATGGAAAGAACTTAAAACCAATAGCACTTTATATCAGAAAACTATGACAGATATAAAAGCTTCAGTTAATTCGTAAAAATGATTGTTCGTTTATATTCTTATTAATATAAACACCATGGTTATTAATATTAACGAGAAATCTATTGTTTTGATTGACAAAAGTTATTTTATATATTATAGAGTGTATGCTACACTAAGATGGTTCAAGTTTAAAAATGTTGAATTTGAAGATAAATCACTTTTACATCAGAATGATGAATTTATGCTTCCTTTGAAGAAACACATCTTAAATGATATTAATAAATTTATAAAATTTGCTAAAACATGCAAAAAAAATATATATTTTTGTTCCGATGTTAGAACTTCTGAAATTTGGAGAAACATGTTCATTAATGATTATAAAGCAGGTAGAAAAAACTTTGAGTTTGACCATTCATTTTTCAGCATACTAAAAGAATTTGATGTTAATGAATTATTTGGCGATTGTTTAGAAGCAGATGATATTATTGCTATTATTCATAAAAATGTTAGAATATTATCACCTGAACATAATATTGTTATTATCACAAATGATAACGATTTACTACAATTAAATGACCCCTTTACTAAAATTGTAAATGCTCAAATGAAAGATATCACATATAGAGGCGCTTCCACTTCTGAAGAAGAATTATTCTATAAAGCAGTTCTTGGTGATAAAAGCGATAATATTCCTCCAATTTTCAAAATTAGTAAGACAAAACTTAAAAATATTTATAATTCTGAAAATCATATTGAATGGATTAAAAAAAATAATATATATGACAGTTTTCAAAAAAATATGAAAATAATTAATCTAAATATGATTCCAGATCATTTGGTTAAAATGTTTCTTGAAAAAAATGATATAAAGATTTAACATATTATATATTAATTACATCAACGTTATGTTGAAAGAAGAAGAATTAACTGATATTTTTAATAATTTTTCTATTGATGATACAAAATCTATCAGTAATAAAGAAAACAGTGAAATATGTTGTCAAAATATTAAGTGTAAGTCTACAAATATTATTTCGGAAGATAATACATACATTTGTGTTGATTGCTCTATGATTATTGATAAAGTTATTGACTGCTCCGCAGAATGGAGATATTATGGAAATGACGATAGTAGAAATACAGACCCATCAAGATGCGGTCTTCCAACTAATTCGCTTTTACCAGTTTCATCTCTTGGTAGTGTTATTAGTGGTTCTTACAGAGACACTCAAACAATGAAATATATGAGAAGATTGCAAGTTTGGAATTCGATGCCTTACAATGAAAGAACTCTTCTTCAAGTTTTTGAAAAATTTACGGCAAATACTACAAATATGGGAATATCATCCAAAGTAATTAACGATGCTAAAGTTATGTATAAAAATACTTCGATGAAAAAAATATCGAGAGGTGATAACAAAGAAGGGTTAATAGCCGCTTGCGTTTTCTTCGCTTGTAATATAAATAATGTTCATAGGAGCGAAAAAGAAATTGCTAATATGTTTAATATTGACCCAATAGTTTTAACTAAAGGTAATACTAGATTTCAGTCATTGTTGAAACTAAATATTCAATCGCCTTCACCTTCAGATTTTGTTTCTAGATTTGGATCTCACCTTTCAATGTCTTGTGAAGATATTGCTAATTGCAAGAAACTTATAGATTTTCTTGAAGCTGAAGAAATTATTACAGATAATTCACCCACCAGTAGCACTGCTGGTATAATTTACTTCTATGCTGTTAATTATAAATTAAACATATCTAAGAAAGATATTGCTGAAGTTTGTTCCGTTAGTGAAGTTACGATTACAAAATGTTATAAGAACCTTCTGAATTATTCTATATATATTAAAAAATTTCTAAATTCTATTAAAGTATGAACACACAATTACTTATTTGCTGTAGCATAAAACATCTTATTAGATATTCTCCAATACTCCCATCCCTTTATTGCGACGGATTTGGTAAAGATTTTAATTTAGAACATGTTTATCCAGTTTGCAAACTTAAAAAAGAACACATTTATGATTTTCACAATATTTTTAGAACATCTAAACAACTTAACGCTAAACGCTCAAATTTTAAATTTGATGATTATATCAGAAATGATAAAAATATTTTCGTTCCTAGAAATTGTGATAAGGGAATAATTGCCAGATCTCTACTTTATATGTCATTTAAACATAATTACACACCATTCATAGATAAAAAATTACTTATAAAATGGTTTATTGAATACGAACCTTGCAAAAAAGAAATAAATCATAACAACATTTGCAAAATGATACAAGGAAACAATAACATATTTATTTCGAATTATTCCATAATAAAAATACTTTTCAAAAATAACAATAAATATGAAAAATAATATTTTTACATAAATTTAAGAAATTGAATTTGGAACTATATAGTTATAATGAATTCCATCTATATTTAGTAAGTATATTGTGTTGTGTCGATATTTATAATTTTTGGGAACTTTGTCAATAAATATATGAATTTTTAAGTTTGAACAATTATTTAAAATTTCTTTGATGATTTCGACTTCTAACTCTGTAGCCCAGTAATCTAATGTTCTGATCCTATTAGCAAGTTTTTCTTTAAAAGATTCAAATGTTGGAAAAGTTTTTATATGTTTTTTTGAACCCATCCAATTAATATTATTTTTTACAACTTCTTTGTAAGTCTCTATGCCATATTCGTGATAAACATTAGAAAGATGTAAATATGTTGCCATAGTTATATTATAATCATCTCTTTTTAAGATACGATCTCTTAGTGTCCGTCTGATAATGTTAACAAAAAAATTCTCTTCATTTTCTTTACTTGGTTTTTCGGATTTTAACCATTTTTCATATTTTTTTGAATAATTTTTATCTTTGAATACACAATTGTTGAATTCGTCTTTGAGATCAAAATCGTTTAAAAAGTTATATATAGATCTATAGAAACAACTACCATCCCCACGTACATTATGTTGTGTATAATCTTCTGAAGTGTTAAGAACTTCTTGACATTGTTTTAATATTCTCTTTTTTGTTTGAGAACAAAAAATCTTTCTTTTTGTAAATGGATTTATTATAACATCGTTTTCATGGAATACTTTAAGAAAATCTTCACACTCTTTTTTAGACATTTTATATTACATATTTAATATAATTTTTTTTATGAGTTACTAAATATTTTAATCATATTGGATTCATGAAATAATTTGAAAATATTAATTGATAAAGACATTTTTTATTTATTGTATAGATTCAAAAAATACCAGTTGAGTGTAATTATATTTAAAAATGAATTAATATTATAAATAATATGAACATTATTTTTAAAAAATTTCCTAATGCTTTTGATGAAAATATAATTAAAGAAAGAATTGATTGTAAAAAGTATGACGTTAATATAATTTCTATTCAAGATTTAATTGAAGGCAAATATCATACTGAAAAATCTAAATCTGACTTTATATATGCTAAACGTATTAAATATTTTTCAAGATTTCAAAATTTTGACTTAAAAAATCTAAACTGGATTGTTTATAAAAATCAAGAATTGTTAGAAGATATATTCAAACATCATGCTAATAATAATTCTTCAATTCATACTATTGCTAATGATATTAAAACCATTTCAAGATTATTATTCATTATGGTACCTAAATCTAAACTTCATAAAAAGTTTATTTCTATATTGAAGAGACTTAATAATTACAAAGATGATATTGAAAGCATGAACAAATTATCAGAATTAGAAAAAACAAAATTTATTGATTGGACTATTGTTTTATCCAAACAAAAATCGATATTTGAAACTTTTGATAAATTGAAAAACAAACAATCTTTGAATGCTTACAAAATAAATCAACAGTTACTATTGATCTCAATGTATTCTTTGGTTCCTCCATTAAGGTTGGAACTTATGAACACAACTTTCATTACTCAAGAAAGTGATAATAATGGTATTGATGACTTCGTTTTAGTTTCCAATGATAAAGTTGTATATTTACTCAACAAAGAAAAGAAGAAACATGAAGCAATTAGAATTGATATTGACGATGAAATGTTAAAAACAATCATTAAAAAAAGTTTAGAATTATATCCTAGAAAATATGTTTTTACTTCATACACCAATAAAAACTCTAAAGCAACAACTGAAAATGTAGTAAAAAGAATGAAATATTTGTTCGCCGATACAGGGAAAAATGTTTCAGTTTCTGCCTTACGTTCTTCATTTTGCTCATATAATTTTGAAAATCATGCCGTTTATAATGATCGTGTAAAGGCTGCTAAAAATATGCGCACTTCTGTGAAAGCAATAGATATGAATTATACAAAAACAGATAAAATAATTAAAGAAAATAAGCAAGAAGTTCAGGTTGAACCAAAAAAAAATAATAACATTCAACAATACCTTAAAGAATATTATAAAAAAAATAAAGATAATGTTAGAACTCAACAAACAGAATATTATAAACAAAATAAGGATAAAAAATATATTCAAAAACTATTAAATAGGCTTAATAATGAAGAAAATTACGCAAATAATGCAAGAAAAGAAACATTGGATAAATGGAAGATTTCTTTGGTAAATGGACAATACATAAAAAATGATTGATTTATTCAAGTAATACTATTATAATATAATGTGTGATGTATGTTGTGATGATTGTAATAATTGTGTTAAATGTAATCATTGTAATTACAAGACGTGTAATGAATGCTATGTAAAATACTTTTTGATGATTGAAGATATTAATAAGCATTGTATGAATTGTAAAGGTTCGCATAATTTTGATTTCATTAGAACATATTTACCAGAAGATATAATTAAAAATAATTTTCAAGAGATTGCTTTCAAAGAACAAGAAATATTATTTCCATTTGACCAGAAAGAAGCTTCAATCGTAAGGAAAATTAACAATACTCATATTAAAATTAGAGATATTTCAAAGAAAAAAAAGCTTCTTATTAAACAGGCTTCCAAAAAAATTCAACTTTTGAATGAAGATAATAAGAAAAATAGTCCCTATGATTTATCTATAAACATCAAACGAGAACTGATCAAAAAAAATTATACTCACAAAAATATTAAAAAGCAAATTGATTTGAAGGAATTGAATAAAGAATTGGCTCTTTTATTAAAAGAGCGCGTTGAAATTTCGAATAAAAATAATATTACAATTACATTTAAATGCTCGGAACCTCTTTGTAATGGATTTGTTGCGAATGATTATTGTTTAACTTGTAATAAAAAATTTTGTACTGAATGTAGAGAAATATATACTGAGAAACATATATGCTCGAAAGAAAATATTGAAAATACTAAATTCATAAAGGAAAATACGAAAAACTGTCCAAGATGTTGGACAATTATATTAAAAACAGAAGGATGCAATCACATGTATTGTACGGAATGTAATACGGCTTTCCATTGGAAAACTGGACATATTATTAAAGGAGCAATTCAAAATCCAGAATATTACGAAAATCTTAGGAAACAAGGAAAACCAATCCCAAGAAATCCAAATGACATTGTTTGTCTACTTAACAGTGATCAATACAGAAAAGTTTTCAGTGATTTATTGAAAGATGATTTAGATTTTCAATGTATTTCAATTTGCATTTTTGATTTGTTAAACGCTTTCGAGTTCATTTCAAATCTAATTTATAGACGAAATTTAAACTATAATTCATACAATTATATGAAAAGCATAATTATTAAAAATGTTCGAATTGGTCTTATAAACAAGACTCAAACTATTACATACGCAAGATATGAATTCTTTAAATATAAAGTTTTGGAATTATTTGAAGAAGATTTGTCAAATGTATTGTACACATTTAGAGAAACTTTAAATGGTTTATTGTTTAAGTCAATCTGCATTTCATATGATAGGTTAAAAAACAAAGATGATAATTTTTGTAACTATAAACAACTGGTTTTGACTCATGTCAAAAATATTGCTTTAAATTTAATTAGTGAATATAATAACAACATTACAGAATTAAAAACAAAGTATATTGTTTCAATTGATACTACACATTATCTAATAATACCTATCGTCTAATAATTTTACGTTGTTTTCGATTTATCTGTGGAGGCATTTTTGGAAATTCGATGTTACATTCTGGCTCTTCAAATGATTTTTCATAATACTTTATTATTTTATCTTTTGTTTCTTTATTCAAAACTCGATAAAGTGCTACTCTCATATATTTTGATACTGATTTATAATCATTGATATCATTAATTGACATTTTTATACCATTAATGTAGGACATTGTTGTTTTTGCTTTTTTGTTGGTCATATATCACTTTTAATTGTTTTACCCATGATTTATATAATAAACAAAATACACAATCATCATTTATTATTTCGTTGTTTCTAAATCTTGTAAATACGCATGACCTACAAAACTTATCATAACAACACGGACACTCTATTATTTCACGTTTTTCTTTTGGTTTAGCACATATTTTACAATCAGTCATTATCAACATAACAATGTTTTTATTGGTCTTTTAGATATTCTTATTATTATTTGTTCGTCATTATATAATCCTTTAACAGATAAATCTATCTTTCGGTTTTCTTTTGGTAGTTCGTATGTTTCTGATATAGTGTTTGATGATGAGTTTGATGGTGATGGTGATGGTAATGGCGATGGCGATGGCGATATATCAAGTTTTGATGGACAATGATTAACAAAATGATCACCACTCCCACACAAAAAACATAAATTAGAACTACTATATAACATCCTTAATATAAAACGTTTTAAATCATCAGTTAATTCTACTTGACAAAATGAGCCACCTCTTGTATTATCTATACCTTTCATTGACATGTACATTAACGTATATTTGTCTTCATCAAAATCACAACAATCTGGAATCAATCTTTCTATATTTAATGGTTTGAACTTTCTTGTCCACGTACAACCATTCGATTCAAAATGATTATCCAAACGAAATTTTGGATTGTTTGTTTTACCTATGTAATATTTGTTGTTAACAAGTTGTAAAACATATATATAGACCATTTGGGTTATTAGTATATATATAGAATCATTTATATATTTTAAGGTTAAACCTTAGAGATTTAACCTTTTTCAAAAATGAAAAAGGGATGAACGCTTCCGGAGGGGATCGAACCCCCAACCTTTCGATTAACAGTCGAATGCTCTGACCTTTTGAGCTACAGAAGCTTATTATTCATACATTATTATGTATAATTATCCTTATATATATATATATTAATGAATTGTTAAATGTTTTCTACTAAATGCAAAATTGATTATCCTTTATATAAAAATAATATATACTGTATCTATTGAACTTATTAAATAAAGTATTATTCAACTAAAATAATGTAAAAGAATTTTTTTAAATTAGATTAATGAAAATGTATACAATTATATTAACAGTAGAATAGGATCACGTTTTAATTGATAATATTAAAATTGGAAGATAGTTCGAAAAGTAAATATTTTTTATCAGAATGTCGAATACATTCGGGTTTTATATCGACATAGTTTAGCATAGGCTTTAGAAACATTAGATTTATATTATAAATGAATTGTTATATAAAAAAAATTAACTTATTATATTTAAGATTATGTATAAATTTACTATAGTATTCGGTTTTATTTTTGGTATATCAAGTTCTTTTATAACAAGTTATATACCATTACAAT